TGTTTGCCCTGTGTGCTCATGTTGAACAAACGAATGCCTGGACGGAATTCAATAATAGGACGTTTGGCTCTATAGTTATTGTCCAGCACCGCTGATGTGTTGTTGTAGGCAGCACTGGCTTGAATAGTATCCACGTGGAACCAACGATTGCTGCGAGTCCAGGCATTTAGGTCTTTGCTGGCTCGACTGATTGTGATGTAATCCAGTTGATCTGGTTCGCTGGCAATGGTACTGTCATTGGCATCCACAACATAAGTTTCAGGTGTGACAAAATCAGTAACTGGCAACAATTCAATGGCAGTGCCCACACCAGCAACAAAATATTCTTTGTTGCTGATGGCCAGTGCTGTCATGGTGCCTGTGGCTGTGCTCAATTGCACTGCGGCGCCGTCAACCTGAGTTGATATTGAAAATTGTGTGCGATTGGCTGATATACTTTTGATGTAGTACACTCGCCCACTTACAATTCCGCCCAATGTTCCACTTGGAAATATAATTTGTTCACCCTGGTACAATCCCTCAGTGGTGGTGGTGGTGATGTAGTTGCTGCCGGCCAAGGTAGCGGTGCATGTGAATTCAGTGCTGCCAGAACCATAACTGGCAGGAGTCACTTCCCCAGTAAAACGAACTTTCAAGCCATTTGAGAACACCACACCATTGGGACTGGTATAGTTTTTCTTGCCAACAATGTCAGCAATGTCTAAATTGTTGACGTTGACTTGCTCAATTAAACGAATACGGCCAAATATGTCTGGGTTGGTACCATCTTGATAGTACAATGTGTCAAGATTGGCTGTAAGCAAAGGAATCTGAGACCAGCCGCCAGTGGCATCTTTATACCAACTAGTGTTGCTCCATGTGGTGCCATACAAGATTGTGAATTTTTGATTCACTGCTACATCTTGTATTTTTGTCAATTGAATATAATCTACTCCAACACGATTGACAAAATTGATTTGCCAAACTTGATAACGATCCTGTACTGGCACCACATCAGTTTGATCAAACAATGTGGTGTCAAAACTTCCTGGCAATCCATTGTTGGATGACACCTGAGTCAAAGGATCAAAGAATGAAGTGTACAACCATCCACCTGATTCAGGATCAACTTCGGTGTTTGTAAAAATTAAAGTGCGTCCCTGCAAATAGGTAGTACCATCAATGCCGCCATATGTGTCTAGAAATTCTTGCACCGGCTGATTATTGACTTGATCAAATTGCAATTCAGTCAACAAATCAACTGGCCCAACATCAGTCAAATTAAAATAAAATTGTTGTGCAGTTTTTTGTGGAACGTCAAATGTAATTGTGCCAAGGTCTTCACCGTTGTTGACAACACCATACACATCTCTAGTGCTGATGTTGGGAGTGACCGGGCTGTTTCCATCAACGCCAGGAGCCGATTGAATCCAAAATTGATTACCAGTACCTGGTGTACCATCAATGATGTTGAATGTGCCGCGCAGATTGACTTGATTCTCACTGACATAATACAATGTATCGGGCGCATCTTGTGGTACTACAAATGTCACAAGACCAATAACACTGCCATTACGACTCACACCTGAGTCGTAGGCATTTCCGGTGCCCAGCACCTGTTCAGTTTTGATCCAGAAAGGAAAATCTCCTGACAGGTTCAAATCAAACACATAGGTGTTTCCACGCACCAAGGTCAGTGTGGGATTGGCTTGTTTGTTGATTGTGTAACTGCTGAGCCCCTGGTTTGAAACTCTATAATTAACAGTTTCTTTGGTATTTTGTGCCACCTGGAATGTGTAATTGCCTCCACGTACCAGATCAATTGTGGGATTATTACCAGTCTGCCCCGAGAATGTGTATGAATTGGTATTACGAGTAACTACAAAATTCTCACTGAAAGGCACTCCAATGGCGCTGACATCCACTGTGCTTGGGCCGCTGGGCAACCAGTAATACTGACTGAAGTTGATAAAGGCATCGTAGTTGACAAACGGATCCCAGGTATAGTAATCACTGTTGTACAACTGGTCTGGGCGAGTTGAATCACCACCTTGAAATCCAATGGCATCATTCATGCCAGGATATGTGATGGCGTTTTTGATTTTGTTGGTGTCTGGTACCAGGCTGATCACGCCAGGCTCCAGCTGATAGTCTTGGCGAGTTTTGTCAGTTTCAACAACATATTTGTCGTTGGGGTTCACACCTGGTCCCACAGTGCGACCAATGAATCCCTGTGTCTTTTTAAACTTGGGCTCTTGTGTTAAGGTATCTAGCGTGGCAGATAAGAACTGTTTGTTAACTGGAGTTTGAAATATCTGTGGAAGAAAATCAACTGATCTTGTACGTGCCATTAAATTACCCCGCTGCCTGGTGCAGTACGCAAGTTGGTACTGGTCAATGCTTCAATTACATCAATGTTGTTGATGGTTGCACCATTTGCAAAAATTTCATTGGGTTGGCTGCGAATTTCATACAGATCGCCAAAGTATTTTTGTTGGTCTAGTGGCACCAATACTACTGAACTAATAATTGTGCCCAGTTGACGGTGCAAGTACGCTGCCAATTCTGAAAAATAGAATGTGTCGCCAAAATTCCATTTGTCAATGCTAAAGTAGTTGTTGAGTTCTGCCAGCACTGCACTCTTAATCTCGCTGGTGCTGGCTGTGCTGTTTTGTGCTCGGATGACTTTGATAGTGGCACGAAGTTCTGCGGCGGCCTTGGCACCAAACAAGGGTTTGAATACCACACTGTTCACAATCACGTTGTCACTCAACATTTTGTAATCTTGTAATCCTTGATACTCAGTGCTGAGTTCATCAACTGTGGGCACGTCTGGTTGTACCACAGTGCCTGTGGTATCACGCAACCAATTTTGATAGGCTGTGTAGTATGACTGTGTGACCACATACAAATCAATGATGTTGGTTGATCCTGGATCAATGCGATTGGTCAGTGGTGAGTTGTGACGGTATTGAAAGTACAAGGCTTGACGACCAGTACGTGCAATCCATCCACTCACTGCAACAATGGTTCTGGCTCCTGCCACGTTGATGCTGAGTTGATAAAATGCATCTTCACTGTAGGCATAGAACACCTGTCCGGGTGTCCAGGCAGTTTTGTTCAATTCAATTTCATCAAGGGTGGCATAATCATAATTGACCACACCCTCTTCGACCAACAAGTAACGTTGTAAATTGTCAAAGTCCACAGTTTGTTGTAAAAACACCAAGGGACCTGGATTGGTATCAGTACCCACAATTTCATCAAAAAAGTCAGGATTGTCTGGCACACCATCGTTGTCTGAATCACGATAGCTCACAAGCACCTGGAAGTCATCAACATAGCCATCGCTTTCCACAGGCTGTCCAATTATGGTGGTATAGATATCACCAGGCAAGGGTTCTGTAGAATCTGGTTTGGTGTTCACTGCCAGCACATTCACAAAGTCCTTGATGATTGTGCCTGTGCGACTGTCATACACCAGCTGATCTTCATAGAAGAAGAAACGTGTTTGTAGCACACTGCCAAAGTAATAGCTCAATCCACGGAATGTGATTGTGTAGTTTTGATTTTGCACTGTAAACGCCACCAACCATGATGCATCAAGATTTGCACCTGATGTGTTGCCAGCATATTGTTGACTCCAGGGTGTGATGTTTTCTTGTGTGCCAACATTTAAATTTGTACTGGTAATCACATACCAAGTGTAAGGGGTACCAGTAACAGACCCATCATTGTCATAGCCCAGGCCAAATTGACGATTCAACAAAATCTGTTGAGTCATCTGTTGCTCAATATCATTAGGCAAATCTGTCACAAACAACGGAATGATTGAGTCAATAATGGCGCCAGTGGGAACAAAATTGTTCAGTGTGACTGGCCCAGTGCCATTGGCAAAATTGCCTTGTCCACCGTTGTAGCCATCACCCACAACGGCTTGTGGGCTGGCCCAGATTTCCATGCGTTCATCTGCTCGCATGGGCGTGCCTTGTACCAGGCGATTGTTGCGATCAAAGTAGTAGCCTGTGGGAGGTATAAATTTCAACAGTGCCCCTGATATAACATACTTGAACACATCAGTGGTTGAGTCACCCACAGGAATAGGAGTTCCATCAGGCCATGTGGCACTGTTAGTTGTGTTTCTAAAATAACCAGTGGTCTCATTGGCCAGTGTGGTGCTTTGATTCCAGGTGTATCCGGCTGTGGCTCCGGTGTTTACAGTTTCCCTAGGAAAGTTAGCATAATAAAACTGTTTCACAGTGGCACCGGCCAATTGTGGTTGCACTTGATTGGTAATTATGTCAGCAATGTCATTTCGATTGATCCAAGTAAAAAGTATTGTGGGCAACACATTGTTTTTCCACAATGCACCATCACTTGAGAATGTATTGGTTGAGCTGTATTTGCCGGTGTTGTCAATCAGATCAAGATAGCGACTGGTACCAATTGACGCACGATTCAAGGCCTTGCTCTTGATGATTGAATTGTATTGTGTGTATGGAAAGAGATTGTAGTCCTCACCATTGACCATGCGATTTTGTGTGTAGTAACGTGCAGGAGCACGTTGCTTGATGTCTGCAATGGGCTCACGTGCCTGGCTGTTTGAAACAGGACGTGTGATACCGCAGGTGAAAGTGATGGTCTGCAAGTTGCCGTTGCGATCAATATAGCTGATGGGCAACACAACGTTTTGCATTTCTTCAGGATTGATGATGTACTGCAAGCCGTTACTTGCACGAACATAGGCACGGAAAATGCCCACAGGAATTTGTGAGAAAACACCATCACCAAAGATCATGGTGATCTGATCATTGGCTCTAGATGTCACACTGTACACTGGTTCCAGTGTGGTACTGCGTGTGGCCGCTGCTTGATAAATGTTGTCAACGTAGGTCCACTCTTGGCTGATATTGCCCAGGTTGTCCAGTTGAAACAACCAACGATCTTCATTGTTGACACCTTCAATGTTGATGTTCACAGTGCGATTGGCAATGCGCTCGGTCAAGTTAAAGTCTTGATTTTGAAGCACGCCTTGTTTGAACAAAAAGAAATAGCCAGTGTTGGCGCTTTGATAGCCCAGTTGATCATTTCTAAACAGCACGTTAAAACTGGTGTTGGGACGTGGACTGGGTTCGTACACATAGTCTTTGCCAACTGATGTGGATGTCATTGCTTCGAATGGCATGTTGACACCATCCACTGTGGCCGAATAAGGGATCACTGGCAAAAATCCAGGTACCAAGTTAATGGCATATTCGTCAGTGCGCACACCCAAGATGGTTTGACGATTGCCGGGACGGCCCACTTTTTGACTGTCAATCAAGGCAGCATTGATAATGGCTGTGAACTGCTCTTGCCAATCATTGTTGGTGGGATCAGCCCAGTTCACTGTGACATTGGCGAGGTTGACGCCATTGTAGTCCACAACATTTTCAGTTGTTGTGACATTGAATACCTTGAGATAGCCTTCGGCTGCGGTGTTGCGTTTGGCAGTGTAACTTACTAGATTAGCCAGGCGCACAACCGAATCTCTACGCTCGGCAGTGTCCATGTAGTTTTCACGAGTGTTTAGGTCTGTGCGAAATGCCAGCGCCTGCCCCATAAACGCCATGACATCCAACAAAGCAATGAATTCACTTGATTCAATGTAGTCATTGAATGTTTCAGGATAGTACAAACGCAAATAGTCGATGAAACTTTTGCGTAGCGTTTCAAAGTCGTAACTTTGAAAATCGGCTTCGCGATAGGTTTGATAGATCTGTTTCCAATCTTCTACACCAAATATCGCTGTTTGTCTTGTGGTTGTTGCCATGATTCTCTCGTCTGTGCTTTATTTATTGATAAAGAAAACGGCGCAGTTATACGTAACTGGCCTGACGAGTCTGTTGATCAAAGAACACGCTGAGTATTTCAGCATTGGTTGTTTGCACCACAGTGATTTCTATCTGTAACAGTATGCCATTTTCTTGTGGGTATACTTGAACATCATTCAGCACTATTCGAGGATCGCCACCACACACACGTTGAATTTCTGCGCGAATATCTTGTTGCAGTTGTTCAACTTGATTTTCAAACAAAAAGTCCCAGATGATGGTGCCATACCCAGGACGGCCTGGCAATTCACCTTGACGAATGTTGAATGCATTCAACAGATCTCGTTGAATCAATTCATAGTCTGTCAGAGTAAACTTCTTGTTTTGGTTAATGGTGTTGAAGCCGATAAATGTGGTCATGCACATATTTACCGGCTAAAGATCACACTTGATTTCGTTTCTTCAAGTTTTGCAAATCTCGAATCAATCGATTTATCACAACAATTGCATCCTGCAATCCAACAATGTCATTTTCTAAATCCACCATGAGGCTGGCGCTGTAGGGTGTTGCATTGAGCGCACGTTGTTTGAGTGCTTCAAACCCCTTGATAAATGCAACAAACTGTGTGTAGACCGCTCTAAACTGTGCAATTGTTGCATCAGCTTCTGCAGGAGTGACTGATTCTATCCCGTTTACTAGTGTATCGTATTGAGATGCCACTGCGGCAGTTTCTTTGCGTAGTGCTTTGCGATCTGCCACAATTGCAGGATCACGGTCTTCTGACCCGTACTTGAAGCTGGGTATCTTGTTGTTGCCAACTATTCTAGTGGCGGCAGCATCCAGGGTTTGTCGATTCACAGTGTTTTCTGCTTCGCCTGGTGGAGCCTGTTGTGTCATGGCATCGTTGAGTTTTTGATCTGCTGTGCCCACAGCAAACGCACCATCACGTGCTGCGGTATCAAATTGTGCCTGTGCACCTGGTGGCAATTTTCCCTGTGCCCACTCCACGGTCTGCGCAGGACTTTTGGCTGCATTCAATGACAGTCCGCCCAGGGCCTTGGCTGACAGTGCTGCCACAGGAATACCCAAGGCCTTGACTGTGGACAATCCTGAACTCATCAAACCTTGTTGTGTAGAGCTCTGTGCTTTGGGGTTGCTTAAAAAATCATCAAGGCTGTTGACACCGCCTTTGCCGGTCCACACTGTGGGACTTTTTACAACATCAGTCAGGGAATTGGCATTGCTGGCTAGATATGTGCTGACTGTGCCAGGTTTGATTAGTCCAGCACGTTCCAACTGAGGACCATCAAGTGCGTATGTTCCAACTCCGTTGTTGCTGACTGTGGTGGCTGATTGTCCGCTTGTGGCTGCTGCTTGAGCCACAGTGGCTCGCACATCGTTTGTGCCAAGTCCTTGTATGGGACCCAGGGCTGTGTCAGTTTTGGCAAAGTCAGCAGTGGTGATACCATTTGTGGGTGCGGCACCTCTAGTGCTCTTGTTGATGGTTGACAACAGTCTAACGGCTGTGCTGGTTGAGCTGGCCGTTGAGCTGGCAAAAGTTTTGCCCACAGTGTTGAACGCTGTGCCAAGAGCACCAGTAGTTGATCCAGGAACCCCGCTTGCGGCCTGCCCTGCCGCAGCACCTGCGCCAGGTACACCGTTCAGTGCTTGTTGTCTAGCACCAATTACATCTCCAGACTTGAGTCCAACCAGTGCACCACTGTCGGCTTGCTTTTGAAATATAGCACGAGCTTGCGCTTCTGTTGCACCAGGCGGACCAGAAATTTTGATTGGTAGTCCGTTAAAATTGAATGTAAATGTACTCATGCTACACTGGCATCCCAGCCTGCTGGCACAGGTTCAGCACCTGGTGGCGGACTTGGTTGTCCTTGTTCCAGTTGAACTTTTACATCAACTCCTTTGTTGTGATACGGATAAGGTTCATGTGTGGGCGCTCTAGGCACAATGGTCTTGAGTGCGTTGGGTTCAACTTGCCATCCTTTGCTGGTGTCAAATGTGGTGTCATCCAATTCAATTGTGGCAATGGGAGTGGGGGTGTCCACAGATGGTGCAGTTGGCCCGTTCAAGTCTATGCCTCCAGCTGTGAATTTCAACTCACTGCCACCAAGCCATGATCCACCTGCACTTTGCAGCGCCATGGTACCATCTGCTCGGACTCCCAGTGTGGCTTTGCTGTAAATTTTGAAATCTTTTTGTGCAGAAATGCTCAACTCTGCCATGCTTTCAATTGTGGTGTTGTTCAAGCTCTTGACTTGTATGTTGCCACCTGCAAACATGTTGATGTCACGGTCAGCATGCATGTTGATGTCACCTTGTGTGCGGATGTTTACTGAGTTGGTAGAGAACACATCCACTGTGCCTTCACGACCAAACTCCAACCATGTTTGTCCGTTGGCATGTGTGATGTAGAAAAAGTCACCCGAGTCATTCATGGTGATTTGGTGTCCCTTGGGGGTGCGCAATCTAAACAAGGCATTGTTGCCGTCAAGGTCTCCATCGTCCATCACAAGAGTATGGCCACCCATGCGTCCAATAACTTGTGCATCTGCAGGTTTTAATTCGTTGTTTTGAATTTTTTGGCGTATGTCATCTGGCTTCATGCCACCTTGATAGATGGGTATGCCAGGAGTACTAACTCCAAATACTGCGCTGGGAGTTTCTCGTTGGCTACTGCTTCTGATGGGTCCACGTTCGGGATCGTTGGCCAGCCCTTGTTGAAACATGGCAGCAGCCACCACACTCTGCACCGGTTTGGTTTGATCAAAGAAACGTCCAGCATTGACAATGGCTGGATTGTTGGTGTTTATTTCTGTAACTGGCAACAGAGCCGCATCAGCAAAATATGTTTCTTGATTTTTGTTTTCTGTAACGTAGTTTGCACTGCCACCAATAGCAGGCACCATGGCACCTACTCCATTGTCGGGCACAACACCAATATAATAACCCAATTGACGGTCACCATTGACAAATATGCACAACACAGTGATACCAACATCGGGTGGGGTAAACCACATGCCGTATGAATTTTGATTGCCAGGGTATGCTCCCACACCTTCTTTGGCTGTGTTGCCCGGTGGGGTATATCCATAAAAACTAGGCAAGTAGTTTACTGTGGTCCATTTGGTGTCATCATCGGGATCACCACCAGAAAATACTTCAATATAAACTTGCAGTCGTCCACTGCGTGTGGGGTCTACATTGTTTTTCACAATGCCTGAAAATGGACCAAATTCCGCAGGTACACCACCACGATCTTGCCGGTAGTTTGATGGTACTCCTCGACTTCTTTGAATTTCTTCTGCCACTGTTTTTCCTTAACTGTCTTTGGCTATTTGTTGTATGCGCTGGCGTACATTTTGCAATGTGGTATTTAAAGGCAACGGCGCATCAGTAAATGTAATTGGATTTACTCCTGCTCCAGTGGGTGCTTGCGGATACGTAGCTGGTGCAATGGTATCAGCAGGAGTAACTCCTGT